TGCCGGCGTAGGGGCGCGTCTTGGTCGCATCCGTCTGCTTGAGGTAGGGGATGCGGAGCGTGCGCCCGGAGACGGCATACCGGCTCGCCGTGTCGGTGATGCCGCCCACCGAGACATCGACCGAGAAAATCGACGCGACCTGCTGCAGCGGCAGCAGGAATTCACCGCCCGAGGCATCGGAGGCGGTCCCCACGATCGTGGCGCGCGACTGCAGCTCCTTGATCGCCTTGATGACCTTCTCCTGCCTGCTCGAGAGCGGCTCGATGTGGCGCTTGGCGAGCGCCAGGATGAGCGAATTCGGGCCGCCGAACTCGCGGTCCACGCGCTCAGCCAACTCCTTCACGCGCTTGGCGTAGTTCGGCGCCTCGAGCTCGTCGGCCTCGGGCCCGGCCTTCTTCACGAGCTCGTCGCCGCCCTGGCGCTCGATCTCGGCCTCTGGCGTGAATTCCGCGGCGATCTGGGCGCGCCGCTCCCATCCCGAGATCTCGGTCGCCTTGGCCTCGATCTCGTCTTTCGTGAATGTCTTGGTTTCATCCATGAGCTCAGCGCGCACGGCGTCGGCCTTGGCGCGAAACTCGTTCGCTTTGCGATTCTTCGCTTGGAGCATGTCAGTTTCCGGGGTGTGCGTAGGATTGCCGGACGACGCGCATGCGTTCGTCCATGGACACGGGGCTATCCTCGCTCGGGGCGTCCCCGGACGCGCCCGCGGGGGCGGCGTGGGTATCCTCGCATGGCGTGGCGTTGCCATCACGAGCCGCGAGCGCGGCCCGCAGAACATCAGTCGGAATCGTGGAGAGGAGCGTTTGCGTCACGTCGCGCGCGCCGTCCGGCTCATGCCGTGCCCCCGTCACTTCGGTGCCGGGAACGGCGGGGCAGGGCGTGACGCTCACTTCGTCGAGCTCGATCTCGCGGTAGTGGAGCAGGCTCTCGCCCGTCGCGGAGGGCACCCACTCAGAGTCCCGCGCATAGAAGCCCACGGAGAGGCCGGTAAAGGCCTCGGCCGCAACGACCGCTTTCAGATACTCGAGCTGCGCGCGTCCGGCCGCGGTGTCGAAGAGATCGGCGGTCATGAGCACCGCATCGCCCACATCCTCCAGCGCGCGGACGACGCCCACATGCGCCGAGGTCTCGTTCTCATGATCGGCCAGCAGCTTGACCTTGCCGGCCGCCAGCTTCTCGCCGCGCGTGCGATCGAGACAGCCTCGATCGAACACCGTGCCGTAATAGTCAGCGACGCCGTAGGTCAACGCGATTCCCTGCATGCGCCCGGCGACACCGGCGGGCAGCGCATCGGAGCGGAGTTCCAGATTCCGGAGTTCGCCGCGCACGACAGCGCGGAGGCGGGTTATGGCGCGCGTCATGCGGGCGCCTCCAGGTCAGAGTAGAGGAGCGTACAGCGGCAATTGATGACTTCCGCAGCCGAACCGTTCTGATCGCCCGGGTATTGCAATCCGTTGGGAAAGGCCTGCGTCAGATCCCGGCGGACGCGATCCTGCGCGGCATGCGAGTCGCGCACTTTCGCATCTTCTTGCGTGAGCCACTCCTTGCTGCGGAGGGCACCGCGGCTATTCATGGCCGCGAGCATCTCGCCCGCGTTCATGGCGCCGATCGTCTCGGTGCGGGCGATCCGCGTGGCGCGCATCATGGTGATTTCGTCTGAGAAGACGGTCTCGCGGATCGCGTTCGCGATGTCGCGAATACCCAGCCCCGCGGCGCGCGCTTGCTCGACGACGGCCTGGATCTGCTCGTAGGTCGTCTCCGTGACGCCGCCCGCGAGTGTATTGACACGCGCGCGAATGGCCGCCGTGACCAGCGGATTGGTGAGCGACCAGTCGAGGCCAATGCTGGCGGCAACGGCGGCGGACGATGCGCCGAGGCTCGCGCCAACGAGCGGCGTGAACGCCTCGCCCCATGCGGCAGTGAACTCGCCATCGTCGGCATAGCCCGCGGCCATGAGCGCCAGCGCCTCCGCGATGAGCTGCGCATCGGTGGGATCGCCCGCGCGTATCGCGCGGCGGCGGCGCCGCGCCCCGAACATTGAGGCGACAGCATCGCGCTCCGCGGCGAAGCGCAAGAGCGCCGCCGTCCGGAACGGCCCCTCCTGCCGCTCGGCCGAGGCATCGAACGCCGCCCAGAGCGTTTTCCGCTGCGGGTCGGTCAAGGCGACGCCGGCGCGGATGAAGCGCGAGGGCGGGGCCGGCGGAGCCGGCTTCGGCGCCGGCGCAGCGTTGGGATCTGCTGCGCCATCGCCGACATCGGGCACGGCCGGATCAGCGCCAAGCGCCGCGCGAGGCGGCGCGGGCGGGGTGATCGCATCCGCCACGGTGGTGAGCCGCGTCGTGGTCGGCACCGCCAGTGTATCGGTGGCCTTGGGCGTCTCTTCTTCGCCGATCCGGCGGCGCGCTTCCTCGCGCGTGATGAGCGAGCCCTGCCACTCGGCCAGCGTGCGCGTGGACGTCGCCGCTTCGTCCTCGGTGAGCTCGGACAGCCCGTCCGGCGAGAAGCGCGCGTACACGTCGCCGAACTCCGGGCAATACCAATCGTCCAGCACGGCCGTGATGAGGGCCATGAGCGGAATGACGGTCGTCTGAATGAGCCGGAAGCGCGCCTCGCGATATTCGACGCCGGAGAAGGTGGCGCCTTTCCCCTGCGAGGTCGTGACGCCCACCATGCGCGGATCCACCTGGAAGGCCGCGCAAATGTCCTCGCGCGCGACATTGCGGAGCGCCGTGAACTCCATGTCGCGCATGTTGAACGCCATCTGGACGACCTTCTCGACGCCCGCCATGAAGACCACGCGGCCGCGGTTGCCGCGCCGCACCATTTTCTCCTGCCAGCGCTCTTCGGCGGCGGTGAGTTCATCCCGGCCCACCGCGCCCTTCACCTGTACGACCGCCGAGGGTAGCCCCTGATTGGTGATGATCTGCCGCGTATATTGACTGGCCTCGCTGTCGCCTGTGATGTCGAGCAAGGCGCTCGCCGCGCGCGGATAGCCGAAGAGCCAGTCGCCGCCCGCCAGATCCTTGAAATGGCAGACATCGGTGGCAAGCGACGTATGCGTCACGCCCAGCCGGTCCCGCCAATCGTATTGGATGATCTCGTGCGTCGTGGGGTCGAGATAGACGTACTGCACCATCTCGGGGTGCACGAGACGAATGGACGCGGGCGCGGCGCGCGGGCCCGCGCGCTCGAGCACCCAGATGGCGTTCCCGTAGAGCACCACATGGAGCGCGGTCAAGATCCGAAGCTGGAGCGCCGTCATGCCGATGCGCGGATGCTCCAAGAGGAGCGCGGCCGGGACGTTCGGCGTCACGTCTGCGCTTCCCGTCTGGCTCTTCCGGTACACCTCGAGCGGCACAGAGCCCGCGATGTCGGTGATGATGCGCGCGCAGGCCTGCACCACGGGATGCCGCTCGAAGCCCAGAATGCGCACATCGCGCCCCGTGCCCTGAAACTGCGTCGGCTGATCGCCGCGGACGATCTGCCAGCCCTGATCGTTCACGAGCGCCCGCGTGTCCCGCGCCGGCGCCGACACCGGCGCCAGGCGCGCGCTCGCAATCCGGGAGAGCTGCGCCTGGCGCACGGAGCGGGGAATGAGGGAGAGGGTCACGCGACCAAGAGCCGGGCGCGGGGCCGCGCGAACGCATACCGCGCCATGGCGAGCGCGCATACGCAGTCGTCGTGCAGGCCGGGCGGCGCGCTATAGCGCACGCCAGTCCGCGTGTAGGCGAACTCGAAGGACTCCAGCTCGCGCGCGATGGGGCCATCGGGGAAATGCATTGCGCGGCTCTGAATCGCGACGGCCAAGCCCTCCATGATCTGCTGCTTGGATGCGCTGGTGAACTTGAAGCCCTCGAAGCCGGCATTCCTGGCCTGCAAGGCTTCCAGCACGGGATCACCAACGCCGGTCGAATCCACGAGCGCATCGCATCCGGCCGTGTGCGCCTCGATTTTCCCGATCGTCAATTCCCACGGGCCCTGCCAGCGCTCGAACCGGCAGACATCGCCCCGGTCATCCAGCGCGATGCCAACGGTCCAGTCCTGCGATTTCGCTAGGTCCCATGCCCAGAGGATGGGCCGGCGCGAGGAGAGCGGCATCAGGCAGGCGCGAATCTGCGCGAG